TACAGCTTTCACAGATTTATCTTCAGACATCACTCCACAATTATCTGGAGTACTAGATACAAATGGAAATGATATTATTATTGATGACGCTGGTGCGATTGAAGATGATTCAAATAATCCATATTTAAGATTTCAAAAAACAGCTTCAGCTGTAAACTATTTTGATGTAACTAACCAAGCAACTGGTTCTTCTCCATCAATAGCTGCAGTTGGTGGCGATACTAATTTAGATTTTCTTTTAACTCCAAAAGGAATTGGAAGAGTTACATTAGATGGTAATGGTAAAATTCAAGGTCTTGCAGAAAAAGTAAATGTTAATGGAACATACACTTCAAACATTAACATTGATACAAATACTCAAGCAGTTCAATTAGATACTGCAGCAGCTTCTGCAAACTTTACAGTTAATTTAAGAGGTGATGGTTCAAACTCTTTAGATGCATCTATGGATGTTGGTGAATCAATCACAGTTGCATACATTTCAAAACAAGGTGCAACAGCTTATTACAATACTACAGTACAAGTAGATGGAACTACAGTAACTCCAGTATGGCAAGGTGGATCTGCACCAACTAGTGGTAATACGACATCAAATGATGTGTACACTTACACAGCTATTAAAACTGGTGGTTCAGTATTTACTGTACTTGCAGCGCAAACACAATTTGCATAATAGGAGGATAGAAAGATGCCAATTTTAGGTTCATTTGGAGCTGGTGGAAAAGGCGGCTATGGTCGTGGTGGCAAAAAATTATTTAATGCTGATTATTTAATAATAGCAGGTGGTGGTTCTGGTGGTAATAAAAGAGGTGGTGGAGGTGGAGCTGGTGGTTATAGAGAATCAGATGGTACTTCTACTGGTTGTTATACAGTATCTCCATTTGGCTCTGGAGTAGAAGCTTTAACATTAGAAGGTAATACAGCATACAATATTGTAATTGGAGCTGGTGGTGCGGATAGCCCTGGTCCTGTTATTCCTGGAAATGATTCAAGTTTTGGAGGCATTACGGCCACTGGTGGTGGTGGAGGTGGTAATGAAAATGGTGGTGGTGATTCTGGTGGTTCTGGTGGTGGACAGGGAAACACTGACAGCGGAGTTGGCACAAATAATCCAGGAAATCCACGTGGTACAACTGGTGCAGGACAGGCAAGTCCTCCAGGTCAAGGAAATGCAGCTGGTACAGCTTTACGTAGAGCTGGTGGTGGAGGTGGAGGTGCAGGAGCTGCAGGTTCAAATGCTCCACCTGCAGGTCATAGTCCATCCCCTACAGGGCCAGCAGGGCCAGGTGGTCAAGGTGGTGCAGGAGCAATTTCAGGAATTTCAGGATCGTGCGTTCAAAGAGCTGGTGGTGGAGGTGGTGGAGCACAATATGGATCTCCAACACCTGGTGGTGCTGGAGGTGGTGGAACAGGTAGCACGGGTCAAGGACCTGCTCCAAGCGCTACAGCAGGTGCAGCCAATACCGGTAGTGGTGGAGGTGGTGGTCAAGACGTGCCAAACATTTCTAAAGGAGGTGGTAGTGGATTGGTTATTGTTAGAGCACCAAGTTTAAGAACTTTTACGGTTACACCTTGTACAAATACTACAAGCATAGCTCCAGGTGGACAAAAGATTGCTACTTTTACAGTTTCTGGAACATTGACTATCACTTAAAAAATGTTACAAGTTTGTTCATAAAGAAATATGAACTTAACAAACTATTATTGGTACTTTCAATCAGCTATTCCTGAAAGAATTTGTGATGACATTGTAAAGTATGGTCATCAAATGCAAGATCAAATGGCAGTGACAGGTGGTTTTGGTAAAAAGAAATTAAATTCAAAAGAAGTAACTGATTTAAAAAAGAAAAGAAATTCAGATATTGTTTGGATGAATGATAGATGGGTTTATAAAGAAATACAACCTTATGTTCATCGAGCAAATCAAAATGCAGGTTGGAATTTTTTATGGGATTGGTCAGAGTCTTGTCAATTTACAAAATATAAAAAAGGACAATATTATGATTGGCATTGTGATAGTTGGGATAAACCTTATCAAACACAAAATCCACAAGATCCAACTAATGGTAAAATTAGAAAATTATCTGTAACAGTTACTTTATCTGATCCAAAAGATTATAAAGGTGGTGAATTAGAATTTGATTTTAGAAATTTAGATCCTGATAAAAAAGCTAATGTTGTTAAATGTAAAGAAATATTGCCTAAAGGATCTTTAGTTGTATTTCCTTCATTTGTATGGCATAGAGTATGTCCAGTTAAAAGTGGTGAAAGAAATAGTTTGGTAATTTGGAATTTAGGATATCCATTTAGATAGGAGAAATATGAAAAATAAAAAATCAAAATCTAAAAAACAAAAAGTAAAAAAAGAAATAGTTGAAGAAGGTTATCCAAAACAACTTGCAAGAGAACACTATTTTGCTTGTCCTGTATGGTATGCAGATCAAGAAAAATATGTGGACAGTTTAAATAAAGCATCTGATCCATATATTGAAGTATCTAAAAAAAATTTAAAACCAACTATTGATGAAAGAAATAAAAAATTTGGTAATAAAGGTGATATGGGTCACGTCTTTCATTCTACATCATTAATTGGTGATCCAAAATTTCAAGAATTACAAAATTATGTTGGAGCAACATCTCATAATTTATTATTAGAGATGGGTTTTGATTTAACTAATTATCAAGTGTTTATTACAGAAATGTGGGTACAAGAGTTTTCACATAAAGGTGCAGGTTATCATGCTTTACATACTCATTGGAATGGACATATGTCTGGTTTTTATTTTTTAAAAGCTTCAGATAGAACTTCTATGCCAATTTTTGAAGATCCACGTGCAGGGAATGTAATGAACTTGTTACCAGAAAAAAATAAAGCAGATATAACTTATGCAACTTCACAGATTCATTATAAAGTTAAACCTGGTAAAATGATTTTTTTTCCATCATATATGCCTCATCAATATATTGTAGATATGGGTTATGAGCCATTTAGATTCATACATTGGAATTGCCAAGCGATACCAAAAGCAGTTTTAAATTATAAAGGAGAAAACGATGTCGTTCAAAAAAAATAAATATACAGTACTAAAAAAAGCTATCTCAAAAGAATTAGCTTCATTTGTTTATCAATATTTTTTAAACAAAAGAAAAGTTGCAAGAGTATTATTTGATGAAAAATATATTTCACCATTTACAGAATACTTTGGTGTATGGAATGATCAACAAGTGCCAAATACTTATTCTCATTATTCTGACATTGCAATGGAAACATTATTGCAAGAAGTAAAACCAGTTATGGAAAAACATACAGGTTTAAAATTATCAGAGACTTATTCTTATGCAAGAATTTATAAAGAAGGAGATGTATTAGCACGTCACAAAGATAGATACTCTTGTGAAATTTCTACTACATTAAATTTAGGTGGAGACGAGTGGCCAATCTATTTAGACCCAACAGGTAAGGAAGGTCAGGCTGGAATTAAAGTCGACCTCAAACCTGGAGATATGTTAATTTATTCTGGATGTGAACTAGAACATTGGAGAGAAGAATTTAAAGGTAAGAACTGTGGTCAAGTATTCTTACATTATAATAAAGCAGGATCTAAAACTGCTAAAGAAAATGAATTAGATAAAAGACCTTTAATAGGCTTACCTGCCTGGTTTAAAGGTGCTAAGTTGACTAAATCTAAAAAATAGTCTATAATCTAGACTTGTACGGAGAGTTCCACCACACCACTCTCCGTGCTTTTAAAAAAAATTATAGGAGATTATAAATATGGCACATTTTGCAGAATTAAAATCAAAAGTAGACCCAACAGGTTTTACTACTGATACATATCAAATTGTAGAAAGAGTTATTGTGGTAGGAAATGATATATCAACAGCTAACGGACCATTAGGTGAAAATGATATGCATGTTGATGGAGAAACATGGTGTCAAAACTTTTTCAAAGGTGGTATTTGGAAACAAACTTCTTATAATAATAATTTCAGAAAACAATATGCGGGTATCGGTTATAGGTATGATTCAACAAAAGATAAATTTATAAGTCCACAACCTCTTGCATCTTGGTCACTTGATGCAAATGATGATTGGCAAGCACCAATCACATATCCAACAATCATAAATGATGGAGCAGATCCTTCAGTTTGGTATTATATCATAGAATGGAACGAAACAAAGTATCAAGCGGATAATACTAAAGGTTGGGAAGCTGTGAGATCAAATGATACTTCTGAAACACCGACAATATACGATTGGAATGGCACAGCTTGGATAGCTTCTTAAAGCATCTAGAAAATATTAAATATCCTGTTGAACAACAAAAACAAAAAGAATTATGGGATATAGAAGGTATTATTAAAAATAAATCCAATCAATCTTTTAAATTTGATTTAAGACCTATTTCTAAACATGGAAATGAATTAGGAAAAAAAGGAAGTATACAAACAAAAGCCGATAAAATGGTTTTTGAATCAAAAGATCAATGGATCATTATAGATCTAGCAGAATTACATAAGTATTTAAAAGAAAATAAACTTGAAAAGGTTTTTTTACAAGATTTGCTATCTAATCTAGAATGGAATATAGTACTACCAAAATAATAAAAAGCATATATAATGAGGTGCTATGCTTCAAAAACTACAATTTAAACCAGGTTTTAATAAACAAATAACACAATCAGGAGCTGAGTCTCAATGGACTGATGGTGATTTTGTTAGATTTAGATACGGCCTACCTGAAAAAATAGGTGGTTGGTCACAACTTACTACAG